ACAATATCTCCGTGATGTTATGGCAAGATATAGAAACAAACTTGTTTATGACGCAAGTACAGGAGAAATTAGAGACGATAGAAACTATATGTCTATGCTTGAAGATTTTTGGTTACCAAGTAGAGAAGGTGGTAGAGGAACAAGTATTGAAACTTTACCAGGTGGTCAAAATCTAGGTGAAATAGCTGATATAGAATATTTCCAAAGAAAACTTTACCGTTCTCTAAATGTACCAATTAGTAGATTAGAAGCAAGTCAAGGTTTTAATTTAGGAAGAACAACTGAAATTACTAGAGACGAACTTAAATTTACAAAATTTGTACAAAGATTAAGAAAGAAATTTACAGATTTATTTAATGATTTAATTAGAACACAGCTAGTTTTAAAAGCAATCATAAATGAAGACGATTGGGTTGCTGTTAAAGAGAAAATCAAATATGACTTTCTTGCTGACGGCCACTTTTCTGAACTAAAAAATGCTGAACTATTAAGAGAAAGAATAGGTTTAGCTAATGATGTTAGAGATTATGTGGGAAAATATTTTTCAGTTAAATTTGTTAGACAAAATATACTTAAACAATCTGAAAGAGAAATTTCACAAATAGATAAACAAATTAAAAAAGAAATTGATGATGGTATTATTGCAAGTCCACAAGTAAGTGTACTAGGCAATGATCCTGACGAAATAATATAAAAGGAGAAAAATAATGGCTGATAATGAAACAAAAACAACTGGTGCAACTATGTCACCTAAAGGTTTTTTTGACCAATCACATAAAACTGCTACTACAAGTTTTGTTGATAAACTTGCTAGTGGAGATAATAAGGGTGCAGGTGAAGATTTTAAAGACGCATTAAGAAATAAAGTAGGAGACGCTTTAGACGCAAGTAGAAAGCAGTATGCCTCTGGTTTATTTAATGCGGCTAAAGATGTTATGACGAAAACAATAACACCAGGACAAGGCGCTGATGTTGCAGAACCTCATTCGGATCCAAAACCAAATATTGCGGCTCCATTAGGTCAAAATGCTACACAAGCTGATGTTCAAAACGCAATGACACCAGAAGCGGAACCTGTTACTGCACCTGCCGAAACGGCACCTGCTGAAACAGCACCTGCTGATTCTGGTGAAATAAAAACGGGAGAATAATAATGGCATTAACGGTATCAAGTATTGTTGGTAATGTATCAGGTTTTATTCAAAGCGACAAATACAATGCTCTTTCACCAACTGCTAAAGAAGCAGTTAAGACATTGGTTGAAGGTTTGGATGGAGTAGACTGGTCATCACCACAAGATTTAGTAAACATAATTGAAACTAAAGTTGCTGAAGTATCAGTTGCAACTGGAGTTGCCGAAGCTGACCTTACTACATATTTTGAGGCATAGTAATGACTTTAGCTGTCGCAACAAAAGTTGATGACACTACAAAAGCAATTATAACTGCTAGTGGTGTAAGCGGAGATGGAGGAACTTTATTTGAGTCCGACAAGAGTATATCATTGGCTAATGTTTATTATGAGATAAGAGGAACTGGTACAGCGACTCTAACTCTCGGAGACCAAACTTTAAGTTTAACTGGGTTTGGTAATTGGGGTTTGAAAGAAGGAGAAGCTAGAAAAGTTATAGACCAAAAATTAGATACGGCTACAACTTTGGAAGTTTCTGTTGACGCTGAAGTTAGTAAATTTAACTTGGCAGTAGAAGTACAAAAAGAAACAGAATTAGGGCCGGCAAGTTCGGCATAGGAGTGTTAAATGGCAGACGCAATAACAACGCAAGTAATAGCTGATACAGCTGGAGTTAAGTATGTTGTTAAGAGAACAAACATAAGTGATGGTACTGGAGAAACTGATAGTGTATTAGTTGACCCTACTACTTCAAATTTTATGACTGCTGACGCAACAAAAAGCGTGAGCAAAGTATGGTGTTCTATTAATACTGCTAATTCAAAATCAGCAGTAGAGATATCCTGGGGAGGAGCTTCTGCTAATACAACAGCATTAACATTATCAGGAAATGGTTTTTTTGATTTTAGAACTGCTGGAAACGACATAGCTAACAATGCTACAGGTGCTACAGGATATGTATATTTGTCAACAAAAAACTTTGCTTTACACGACAATTATACATTGGTTGTTGAATTTAGATAGGGAATTGTATAAATATTAAGGAAAGAGAGAGATAAACTATTATGAAACTTATAACAGAACATATAGAAAATGTTGAATATTTTACTGAAGAATTAAAGAACGGTAAAAAGAATTATAAGATAAGAGGCGTGTTCTTACAATCAGAAGTTAAGAATCGTAATGGACGAGTCTATCCTAAAGAAACACTTACTAAAGAAGTAACTAGATATAATAGAGAATTTGTGGAACAGAAAAGAGCGTTTGGTGAATTAGGACATCCTGATGGACCAACGGTTAACCTAGAAAGAGTTAGTCATATGATTACTAAACTTTTTCCAGATGGTAACAACTTTATCGGTGAAGCAAAAATAATGGATACTCCGTACGGTAAGATAGTAAAAAATCTTATAGATGAGGGCGCTAAATTAGGCGTTTCTTCTCGTGGTATGGGTTCATTACAAAGAGGAAGAAATGGTGAGGCACAAGTCGGAAGAGACTTTTATCTTGCTACTGCTGCTGACATTGTTGCAGATCCAAGCGCTCCAGACGCTTTCGTAGAAGGAATTATGGAAGGTAAAGAGTGGGTTTGGGAAAACGGTGTAATTAAACAAAAAGAGCTAGAAGAATATAAACAATATATCCAAGAGGCAAAACGATTGAAAATTGCAGAAGCTAAGGCTAAAGTGTTTGAATCGTTCCTTAAAAGATTATAATATTATAAATATCTAGCAGTAACAAAAAAATAATTATTTTTTTAAATTAAGGAGAACTTCATATGGCCGAAACAGAAAAAGTAGTTAGCGAAAACACGGTAGCAGACGCTCCTAAAAAGAACGCTGTTGCTAGTGAGCCAACGCCTTTGAAAAATGACGCTGAGGATTTAGGTAAAGCTGTAGTTAAACCTACAGACGAAAACCCTAAAGCTAACAAAAGTACTAAAGAAGTTTCTGGACAAGCACCCCAAAAGAATCAAGGTAAAGCTGACGCTATGCCTACTCTTAAAGGTGAAAATAAAGAAACTGATTCTGATGGCGAGAAGATTTCCGAAGGAGAATTACCTTCCGGTCTTAAAAAATTCCTAGACAAAAAAGACAAAAAAGAAGATTCTAAAGACGAAACTTCTAAAGATGTTAAGGAAGATGACCTGAAAGTAAAAGAAGTTGATGTAAAAGAACACATTGACGCTTTAACCTCTGGGGAAAAAGACTTGTCGGAAGAATTTAAAGCCAAGGCTGCTACTATTTTTGAAGCTGCGATTAAATCTAAAGTAAAAGAAATCACAGAATCACTAGAAGCGGACTACAATAAGAAATTTGAAACTGAAAGTACGAAAGCAAAAAAATCACTAGTTGAGAAGGTAGACAATTATTTGAACTATGTTGTTAACGAATGGATGAAAGAAAACGAACTTGCTATTGAAAGAGGTATCAAGGGAGAAATTGCTGAGGACTTTATTAACGGTCTGAAAAAACTTTTTGAAGACCACTATATTGATGTACCTGATGAAAAATATGATGTGTTAGAAGACCAAGCTTCAAAGATTGAAGAGTTAGAGAAAAAACTTAATGAAGAAATCGGAAAAAATGTTGATTTGAATAAACAAAAGAATGTGTTTGAACGAACTGATATTTTAGCTGATGTCGCTAATGATTTAACAGATACTTCTAAAGAGAAGTTTGCTAAACTCACTAACGAAGTTGAATATTCTGACGCTGAATCTTTTAGAACTAAAGTAGAAACTATTAAAGAATCTTACTTTGGTAATAAAAAGGAAGCAAATTCTGACAGCGAAGTAGATAATGCGGTGGCCGATACAAATGGTGTAGACAAAACAGCAGAAGTATCTAACGCAATGGCTGCTTATACTACCGCTATTAGTAAAACAAAAGACATTAAGTTGTCTGTAAAATAATAATAGAGAGAGGAAAAAGATATGTATTTATCTGAAAACTACCAAAAGAAATGGCAGCCAGTATTAGACCATCCTGATTTACCAAAAATTACGGATAGTTATAAACGAGCTGTAACCTCAGTTATCTTGGAAAACCAAGAAAGAGCTCTTAACGAAGACGCTCAATTTATGACTGAAGCTGCTCCTGCCAACCAAACAGGTGCTTCTGTAGCTAACTGGGATCCAATTTTGATTTCACTAGTTCGTAGAGCTATGCCTAACCTTATCGCTTATGATATTGCAGGCGTACAACCTATGTCAGGCCCAACAGGTCTTATATTTGCTATGAGAAGTAGATATAAAACACAAGCGGGAACTGAAGCATTATTTGACGAAGCTGAATCTGCATTTTCTGGAAACGCTGCTAACGCAGATATTCCTGGAGATAGTGGTACATCTTCACATACATCATCACCACAAACAAATCCATCTGTACTTAATGACGGTTCGCCAGGCACTTATACTGCTGCTGACGGAATGGCTACAGCTACGGCTGAAGCATTAGGTGACGCTGCTGGAAACGCATTTGCTGAAATGGCATTCTCAATTGAGAAGTCAACGGTAACTGCTAAAAGTAGAGCACTTAAAGCTGAGTACACAATGGAATTAGCACAAGACCTTAAAGCAATTCATGGCTTAGACGCTGAAACTGAACTTGCTAATATCTTATCTGCTGAAATTTTAGCAGAAATTAATAGAGAAGTAGTTAGAACAATTTACATTAACGCTGAAAAAGGCGCTGCTGTAGATACTACAACTGCTGGAATCTTTGATTTAGATACAGACTCAAACGGAAGATGGTCTGTTGAAAGATTTAAAGGACTTATGTTCCAACTAGAAAGAGACGCTAACGCTATCGCTGTAAGAACCAGAAGAGGAAAAGGGAACATAATCGTATGTTCTTCTGATGTTGCTTCTGCATTACAAATGGCTGGCATCCTAGACTATGCTCCTGCACTTAATAACAATCTAAATGTTGATGACACAGGCAATACTTTTGCTGGTGTTCTTAACGGTAGATTTAAAGTGTATATAGACCCATATTCTGCAAACACAGCTGCTAAACAATTTTATGTAGTTGGTTATAAAGGCTCAAGCCCTTATGACGCTGGTATGTTCTATTGCCCATATGTACCTTTACAAATGGTTAGAGCTGTTGGTCAGGACACTTTCCAACCGAAAATTGGTTTCAAAACAAGATACGGACTTCAAGCAAATCCTTTTGCTGAATCTGGTTCTGGTGATGACGCTGTTATTGACGGTTCAGGTGCTGCTAACAAAAATAGATATTACAGAAGAGTACAAGTTACAAATCTTGCATAATCTGTAAACTGATATAGAAAAAGGCGAGACCTAAAAAATCTCGCCTTTTTTTTGGTCTAAAAACTCATATAAATAGTAGTATGACAACAACAGATTCAATCACACGACAACCTACACAACTAGATTACGCTAGTCCAGCGCAGTTTAAGTTTAAAATTACAAAACTTCCTAAAGTAGAATACTTTTGTACTGAGGTTAATATACCAAGTCTACAAGCAGACAATGCCACACAGGTAACTCAATTAAGAGATATACCTTTGCCTGGCAATAAGCTTGATTTTGGAGACTTACAAGTTACATTTATGGTAGATGAAAAGTTTGAAAATTATGAAGAAATATATAGTTGGATAAGAGGACTAGGAAATCCAATTGACCATAAAGATTACGCTGCTTTATTAGGTGCAGGAAAAGATAGATTTCCTGTTCAAGGAAAAGAAGGTGCAACAGCAGCTACTCCTGCTGGAGGTACACTATCAGACGCTACACTATCAATTTTATCAGCAAAAAATAATGTAATTAAAGAAGTTAGATTTACAGACATATTTCCTACAGCAATAACTGGTGTAGGTTTCTCACAACAAGCAAGTGATATAACCTATGTAAGCTCAACGGTTACTTTTAAATATGCGTACTATGAATTTGCTGATCCTGGCAAAAAAGCTGAGTTTAAAACATCATAGGTTATTGACAAAACACTAGATATAGTGTAATATATAATATTAATTACAATATAAAATAACATTGGATTTATTATGACACTTGAAGAATTACAGGAACTCGTAGAAACAAAAGTAAAGATTAATGATACGGAGCTTGATTTAGAAGCTCTAAAAACACCTCAACTACACAATGAATTTTTAAAACACTACAATAAGTTTAAACTATTGCTTTCTAAAACTGAAAGTGATTTAGCAATCATAAAACTACATAAGTGGGAATATTACACAGGAAAAGCAGACCCAGCTGTATATCAAACTAAACCATTCAATTTAAAAATTCTAAAATATGATGTTGATAAATATATTGAAGCAGACGAAGATTACATAAAGTTAAAACAAAAAGTAGATTATTTAAAAACTATATGTGATTTCCTAGACAAGACAATCAAACAAATATCTAATAGAGGATTTTTAATTAAAGACGCAATTGAGTGGCGAAAGTTTACATCTGGCGCTATTTAATTAATGGTTGAAAATCGGTATTTAATCCTAGAAAAGAAAAACGAA